CTCACAAAATTTATACCAATCAGCTAGTGCGTTTAAATCTACATACTTTGCAGCATCTATAATGTTGTCAGCTACTCTGTAAGCATTGGCAGGATGCATTAACACATAAAGAAATAATGCTGCAGGATTGTTAGTAACATCTACAGTTTTCCAATCGTTTGTTGCTCTATTTAATACATTAGCTTTAGTTTGTACTAAAGCGTTCACTCCCTCTAAACTGCCGTTTATTTTATTAGTGCTTTGCAGTTTAATAAAAGTTCGTGCAAGATGACACTTAGGTGGATTTTTTACAACACGAATAGGAACTAATTGATTATTAGCGTTTAGTGTTTGTTTATTAAACCCAGTAACTGCATACAAAATTACCTTACTGTAATATCTATAATCGGGATCTTCTTCTTTTTCTGTGACGTCGTCGTTTGTTCTAATTACTTGAATAGAGTATTTTGCTCGCGGTAAACCACGCATTTTATAAACATAGTTAAAAGCGTCTTTTCTTTGTGAAAAGAATCCGTTTTTGCCAAATATTAACTCCGTACCCATAGAGCCAGCAATATTTAATCCAGCATCTTTAGTGTATGTAATAGTCAAAGCTGCTGCTGCTGCACCGCTTCCAGAATTTACACCTTTCATTCTTACTGTATGAACACTGTTAGCTTCAGCATAGAACCATGTTACAGCTACTTGATCGTAAGCATTTTTAGGTATAGTAATTAAACGAGCACCGTCAATTAGTACTGATCCTTCATCGTCAATAGCTGCTGAGATTTCATAGTATCCTGCTTCTGGGAAAGTTACTTGTGCAGTTTTATCAAACTCAATGTTGGCTGTTTGACCTGTGTATGACCATCTTCCGTTATTTGTTAAAAATAAATTCCAGCCTCCCCAACCGCCATAGGGACCGCCTACGCCTGGAAATTGAGCAGTAGTAAATATAGTCTGTGGTGTGCCTGCGGCACCCGAATTATTTACAATTCGTCCTGCTCCTATAACAATGTCATAATCAGCTGTAGGCATCTGATTACCACTATCAGGATCTAAAATAGCTGCACCCGCTGAATTACGCTGCACTGCTCGAGTAACAGATGTAAGCAATAATCCTTCTATGGTAGTGCTAGCAGTACTGGCTAAATGTGATACTGTAGAGGTGTCTAAATAATTTACACCAAAAAAGCAAATACTATGAAGCTTTACATATCCATTAGGAATAGTAGGTAGTCTTAGTATTGCGTTATTATTTGTACCTACAAAAGACGCATACGATCCTTGTGTAGATAAAGTTTTTAAATAAGGAGATGGGTCTGCATACTGGTTATCAGTGGCAGCTCCGCTAAATACTGATATACCACCACCTGGTGCCATAGCAAGTACGTACCACTTGTAAAGATTCTGTAAATCACCATTACCATCAGTATAAGTAGGAGCTGAGCCAATAGTAACTTTAAAGGCTGTGTCACTAGGTGTTGGTGAGTTGTAGTTGCCTAGGTGATAGGCAGGTACTGTTGACCAAGCTGTTTCGCCTTCTTTACGTAGACGAATTTGAACTCCGCAAGTAGCATCACTAATTTTTCCGTCTTTGGTACTAATTTTGCGCATACCTTCTGGAAAAGTAAATGCTATGTCAATATCTTCAGCAAAATCTGCTAATGTAATAATTGCTGGAGGATTGCCATCTACGCTATTTTTAACTAATTCAATTTGTGGGAATTGTTGCTCTACGTCAGTTGGATATAGTTTATCAAAGGCATCTAATCTACCGTTTGTAGTTTCTTGAGGCACGCCTAACAAAGTGTCTGGTACAGGAGTATCTTGCCCGACGCCAGCTTGACTAGTATAGTAAACTTCGTTTAAAGTTTTTGCACCTACGCGAATGTCATCAACTGCTAGTGGGCCGAATCCCCATACAAGGGATAAATGTAATAGGCTAGTATCTGTTAATGTTTCTACGTAAGGCATTGCTCCAAGCATTGCATTCATACGCATTTTTCCTAGCACAACTGGAATTGCATTATAGCGATTTGCTTGATTTGCTGCACCACTAAAAGCGTTTACAGGGGCAGAACTTCCTGGGTCTTTACCATTTAATGGGCGAATAGGAAAGGCGGCGTTAATAAGCGCCATACCTGCCATATTAATAGCCATAGTACCAACTATTTTGCCAGTTGCAGTAGTAACCATAGTGCCTTCAGCAACACCTACTCCTGCTTCCGTCATGCCCAAGGCACTGCCAACGTCTGCACCATAATTTACGGCTATATACAATACAACAAGCGTAAGTATTAAACGTTGAGTACTTTTACCTTCTGGTACTACTTTATAAACAACGTTCTGTCCTGCTTGTACACGCACAGTACTCCACTCGGATTGCGGGATTTTAACGCCATCTAAAAATAAAATTAATTTTTTAGCAAAGTAATCACTAATTTTATATGTATCTATTAAGTTTCGAGATACGTCGGCTAGTGTAGAGCCAGCTATAGCTAACTCTGTATATTTTGTTTGTTTAAAGGGATGTGGTCTACCTACCAGCATTGTGTTAGCTTGTGTACTATATTTATAGTAACCTTCGATACGTTTAGACCATTTTGGACTGTTAACAGACTCTACAACGCTATCCATGCCGTCACGAGCATGAATAAATTTATCTTCCCCAATATAAATTCCAACGTGAAAAGGCTCACCTAATATATTGAATACTATAACGGAGCCGGTTTCTGGTGTTTGAACTTGTGACCAATTGTTTTTATACTGATCCATCATTTCAAGAATACGCGTATCGTATGCCCCTGAATACTCTTCAGTATAGCTGGGCAATTCAATAGCATATTCCTGTTTATAAAATAAACGTACTAATCCCCAGCAGTCAATACCACTCTCATCTCTGCCATTTGTGGCATAAGGTAATCCAATATACTTATTATAATTCATTAAAATAGTCCTGGAAAGTTAGCTGGAGTAAACGTAAAACAAGGAAATGGTTCACGACTAAGGCTAACCATATTTAAGTCAAATGTAATTTGATCCGCGTTATAAGTAACATTCGTTATTTTGAAACCTGTAAAAGTAGCTTCAACAGTATTAGGGCTACTAGCTAGTACTAGATCTATTTGTACACTAACGGGGCTTGTTAAATGAGTACGGATAAGATCAATAGCTTCACGAGTAACAAAGTTTAATACTAAACTACACTGCCCTGCTCCTGCTTCTTCTTCCCCTGGCAAAGCTATTTGCATAGGTAAGAAAATATAATCTTTTGAATTACTAGTTACACCATATACGATTTCTGCATCTGTTGTTAAAGAAGTAAGTCTATTAGTGTAGCCGTCTGCTAAACGAACAGGATTTGCAGCATCCGCAGGATTAGTAATAGTAACAAGTAAAATTACTGCTTCAGGTGTTTCTGAAGCAAACATTGCCCTAACGGCTGATTGTGATAAACTATTTAGTCTGCTCATGGCATCACTTCTAATTTAAGACTGGTAGACCAGTATCCTGGTGCCATATATTGTAAGTTAAAGAATTCGCCATCACTACCTGGTATAATACGCACATCTATAATTGTACCAAGTATTCGTGGATGTGGAAAAGTAAAACGATTAACACCAGCAATACCAGGAATTAACGGCAGAGTAGCGGTAGGTAAATTTTTAATAAAAGCTTCTAATGTTTGTGTTTGTGCGGTAGTCATTAAAAAGTTTACATTCAATACATTAGGACGCGAGGCCCTGCGTCTTTGCTTCGCAGGGCCAGCATCTGTAGCTGAACGTATAACAGTAATTCCAACCGATTCAGTAAAGCCTTTTTGAGGCACTTGCGGAAGCGATGCTGGCCATGCTATTGGCATATATTATCTCCTTGCCAGTAATGGTGTTGTACCATAGTTGGCTGTCATTGCTTGTTGAGTATTTGAGCCTACGCGATTTAGTTCGCCTGCTACCATATCTCCAACCATTACTTCAATACGACGATTTCCACGTGAATCCATAGTCTCTTTAGTAGTTGCTTTTTCGCTGCCATAGTTGTTAACAACTACGTCTACATTGCCGCCACCACCCCCACCACGAACTCCAAGATTACCGTTGTTGTCACGCTTTAGGGGCATGATAGCTTCGGGACCTGCTTCGCCCATTAATCCAGTACCTTTTGCAAATTTAAATAGTGTAGGTTGATCGACAACTGAATTTGTAAACATTCCGCCTTTGGCATACATTTTTAGTCCAGCATCGTATACTCCGCCTTTGGCCGAAAGAGTTAGAGGCCCAATCATACTTTCTGGTAAAGGTCCTACAAAACTATTGCTACCTGGAACACCTACACCAGTAAGCATACCAAGCATACCACTTAGTCCACCTGCACCAGCAAATAGTGCGGACATTTGTGCACGCATTTCAAATCTAATTAAATCTACTAGCATTTGGTCTACTAGACTTTTAAAATCCAGCTTACCTGTTCTGGCAAATTCAGCTAAAGCATCTCCCATACTTTGAAAACTATTTTCTACAATCTTAGAGAAACCAGTCATTTTACTACCAAGTTTTTCGTTTAGATCAATAGCATTCATCTTTTGTAAGTTAGTGGCTCTTAAAGCTTCACTTTGACCATTAATAGCCCTAGTCATGTTTTCTACTGCTTCGTAATCCCCTGCTAAAGCAGAGTCACCGCTGGCTTCAATAGCCAGAATTTTTTGTTCTATTAGGCTTTTCTTAGCTATTTCTTTATCTATTTTTGATTGTTCTTCAGCACTTTCTCTAGATACTCGTCCCCTGTCTAAGTTTGCTTTTTCTTTGACAGCGTCAAAACTAGTTACTAAACCTAATTCTTTTCTATAATTTAATTCGTCTTCTGCCTGGCTGCTTTGAGCATCTGCTGTAGTTTTCTTAAACGCAGCTAGTTTTTGCTCTATATCAAAGCGTGCTTCTATAAGTTTTAATTGGTCTTGCAAACCCTTATTATCTTTTTCTTTTTCTTGCCTAGCTATGACTAGTTGTAAATTTACTTCTGCTAAAGCTATGCTTTTAGTATCTGCTGGTGAAGCTAATTTAAGTGCCTCAATATCGTTTATTATCTTTTGACGCTCTAGTAGGAATTTATTATTTAACTTTTCAGTTTCAAGTAGTGCTGTTACTTTTACATTCTGCTCTGAAGAGAATCCAACTAAACTACTAATTATACCTAATCTAGCTATATCTTGATCAAGCAATGCTTCGTTTAAACTATTTAAAGTTGTAGCTTGCTGCAGTTCTTGGGCTTTAAGTCTAATTCTATTCTCGACACCTTTATTGTCTTTTTCTTTTTCTTGTCTTTCTTTAACTTTGTCCAATAAAAATTGTTGCTTATCAACTTCTAAAACTCCTTGAGCCGAGTTATCCAGTTTTGCATTTTTTATTGCTGTTTCGTATCCAAGTATTTCTTGATTAAACTTACTTTCTAACAGCTGCATGTCTAACATTTGTTTTTGTGCAAGATTTTCTGAGCCATTAAGTGTATTAATGCTCATTAAAATATCTTGTCTTGCTATATCTTGTTGCAGTATAGAATCTTTAACAGCTGCTATTTGCTTTTGATTAGCAAGTTCACCTAAGTTTACTTTTTGTGCAGTATCTAAAACGTTTGCTTTCTTTTCGCCCTGTTTTAATGTTAAAGCGGCAAACTGTGGGCCCAGCATATTATTTAATTTAGCAGCAAGATCTTTTTCATATTTAGTTTGTGGATTAGCTGGATCTCTTGCATCTAGTCTACCAGACGCTGAGAGATCTTCAGGTTTAATCATACCAGTAGTACCAGCAACTATATTTTTAAAACTTGTAGTACCTGCTAACCTGGCTTCTAGTTCTCTTATTATTTCTGGAGATTTATTAGAATCTTTAGCTTCTTGCAAAGCCATTCTAGCATTAGATTCTGCTATTGTTAGTTCTAATTCAGTATTAGATCTAATTAACGCCATAGTAGTAGTTATTGCGTCAATTTGAACTTTTATTTCTTGATCTTTTAACTGTCCAGAACGTGTTGCAGCTTCTGCTCCAGATAGTGCACTAACCGTAGCTTGCGCAATAGTTAATGCAGCTTTTTGAGAAGCTTGACCAAGCGCAATATCTATATATTTTGCACCATTTTTAAAAGCAAGATCTGCACCTGTTGCAAATAGCTGTGAGGCTACAACAAAAGATCTAGTGTCTAATCCGATTTGTAAAGCTTTAACTTCTTCCTTTTTACCTTCAAGCTCTACTATTCTACTTTGAGCTATTGCTTTTCGTGGTACAGACTTAGTCTCTCTTTTTATTTGTTCTTGTTTGTCAATATCTTCATTTATTGTAGAGAGCTCTTGTTTATACTTTGCCGCTTGTTGAAGAGTAGTTTGAAATTCTTGTCTTATATCAACAAACTGCTGGACGAATTCAGAACCAAATTGAGCTGTAGCTTTAGGATTATTAGCAAATTGATTGAAAGCTGCATTTATTGCATCTACACCTTTATTTGCTACATCTTGCATTGATGAAGATAAAACTTGTAAGTTATCGCCTACTTTAAATAATGGATTACTATTAGCAGTTGACTGAATAAATTCGTCATATGACTTAGTAAGTGCATCAATACTATTTTTAAAAGTCTGCAAAGAAGCATTAGTTTCACCTAATTTATTTTGTAGGATTTTAACACTAGCTGCATATCTGTTTTGGGCAGCTGTACTAGTTTTAAATCTATCTGTTACAGTTTCAAGATCTAGACTTTGTACGCCTATTGCATCTTTAAAAGCTTTTCCAGCTTCTTCTCCCATTCCTGCTTCACGAAATACTTTTAATTGAGATTGTACTGTTGTTGCTAAAGATTTTGCTCCTTTTGAAGCTATGTCTTGGTTAAATATTCCTGAAAGCACATTAGTAAAATCATCCCAGCCACTATCTTTAGTTACTTTTAACAATTCTTTCGTAGTTTTAATTTGTGTTTCAATACTGTCGGTTACTGCCTGACTTGCATTTGTTAATGCAAGAAATCCAGCTATTGAAGCTGTACCTATAGCGGGTTGTTTTCTTAAATAATCTATAGTTCTAGTCGCACTTGCAACTGATTCTGTAACACCATCTATAGCTCCATTGAAGGCGGTAGTTTCTTTACTTGTTTTTGTAAGTATAGCGTCAAGTATACCAAAAGCTGCAATTGCAGCACCTATAGCCATACCATAGGCTCCAAATGCCGAAATAGTTGTACCTAGCTTTTGTACAAACATACCTGCAGTAGCACTAACCCTAACAAGGCCTCTATCAAAGGCAGTTAATTTAGGGGCATTTTGCGTTATGGCTTTGCCGTGTTCGTCAACTCCAGTTTTTACTTTTAAATATCCTTCTTTTGATGCCGCAAGGTCTTCATTTAATTTTTGCCAAGCTGCACGCATACCTAATAATGACTGGGTTTCTGCAACATTAGATCTAATAGTATCTTTTGCTATGTTCTGTAATTTTGATTTATTAATCACGTCATTTGCAAAAGCAGTACTCCACCACTTTTCAGAACTGTCAATAAGTGTTTTACTGGCCATATCGCCAACTGCAGCTGATTGTGCACGAATAGCTTTTAAATTTGCAAGATGTGCTTTAAGTCTGTCTGCTTCTTCTTTATTAGTTTTTGCTAAAGTTTTTGCGCGATTTTCTAGTGATTTTATTTCAGTATCTGTTAATGCAAAAGGATCTTTACTTGCTATTCCAGCATAGTCTACTTTTGTACCTTTAGTAAAAGTTTTGCCTGTTGCAGCTAACGCTTGTAACTTACTCTGAGTATCTTTTTGCTTTTTAAAATCGCGCTCTGCTACAGCTGCTCGATCTGCTGCCATAGTACTAAAAGCATCTTGTTGATTTGTATACATTCTTGTAAATGCTTCGGTGCTTTCATTAGCAGTTCTTTTTAAATTTTCTCTGTAATGTCCTAACGCAGGTATAGCACTTTTAACTATTGAAGCACCTATTGCGGTTAATATTGCTAATAATCCTGCAGGACTTTGTGATAACACACTTACTAGGGGCACAATAATTTTATTAGTTAAGTCTAGTGCTACAAAGCTTAAATTCTTTAAACTTGCTAACAACTTATCATAAGGGTTTGCAGGTATATCAATAGAATTAAATTTGTCTATACCTTCTGTTAATACAGCGTTAGCAAATGCTTGACGTCTTTCAAAATCAGTTAATTGAGACGCAGCTTTTCCTATACTACGAGCGTAGTTTTCAGTAGCAGGACCTATTTTTGTAAATAAACCCAGTTCATCTAACAATTCAGGCTCTAGTTTACTAATACCACGCGTTAATCTACTAATAGCGTCAGGCATAGCAACACCTAAAGCCTTAGATGCTT